GGTGACGATAATGAAGTTTAAAAATATGCAAGTTCTAAATGATGTTGTTTTAGACTATAGTAATCCATGGAAAATGTTTGAACTCGCACGTGAGTACGATAAGTTGAAACAAGGTGCGGCGGCATTTGGTTGGTATCTTAGAGCGGCTGACTTCTGTGAAGGAGAAACATACGAAGAAAAATGGTTGCAATATAGATGTATGCTTTTTGGTGCGGCTATTTTTGACAGATCAGAAGCCAGAAATCAAACCACACAAGGTCTTCTTAAGATGGCTATGGCTGTGTTACCTACTAGACCAGAAGCATATTACTTCATGGCTAAACATTCGATGGACACAAACAACTTTCGTGATGGGATAATGTATTCTCAAATGGGTCTTGCCTTAGATTTGGTTCCACGTGACGATGATAATGAGTTGGGATATCCTGGTCGTGTTGGTTTGGAACATGCATATGCAGTTTCTAAATGGAAGACTGATGGTAGGGATGCTTCCAAAAACCTATTCTTCGATCTAAAGCACAAATGCAAATTAGAAATGACTAAAGAAATACGTGACAGTGTTGATTGGTGGATTGAACAAATCGGCTACCCAAGTACACTTCCATACACAAGAGAAGAAGAAAAGAAATACAGATGGAAATTTGATGGTCTTAAGTCCGTAGATAATAACTACTCTCGACACTTTCAAGATATGTTTGTCTTATCACTTCTTAAAGGAAAGATGGAAGGTACGTTTGTAGAGATTGGGTCTGGACATCCTACACTATTCAACAACACTTACTTGTTGGAGAAGGACTTCGGTTGGAGAGGATTGTCTGTAGAACATAGCGAAAGAATGTGCGCTCAGTTTAGCAGAGAGCGTAACACAAGCATTGTTATGGATGATGCCGCAACCTTGGACTATGATAAACTATTCAAACAACATTGTCTTGAGCAACATATCGAATATTTAAGAATTAATGCAGATCAAGCATCTCTTGCGGCTTTGAGTAGAATTCCTTTCGCTAAACATGAGTTTTCTATCATTCAATTCCAACACAATGAATGTTGGTGGGGTACTGAGATTAAAGAAAAGTCAAGAGAAATGCTGAATAGTATTGGTTATAAATTGTTTGTTTCTGATGTGGCTATCGATCCCATCAACTCTTATGAGGATTGGTGGGTACATCCATCAATCATAAATGACCATATGAAGAGCGATAAAGGTATTAACTTTGCTTGGGATTACATGATGAAGGGAAGAAAATGAAACCAGTGATCGTAACAGGTGGATTTGATCCACTACACTCAGGACATATTGCATATTTTAAAGCCGCTAAAGAATTAGGTTCTATTCTATTCGTTGGTGTTAATAGTGACGAATGGTTAACTCGTAAAAAGGGTAGACCATTTATGTCTGTTGAAGAACGTATGGCTATCATTAAAGAGATTGGTTGTGTAGGTCACGTATTTACTTTTAATGACCAAGATGACACTGCTATTAATGCTATTGAATATGTAAAGAAACAGGCTCCTGTTAATAGTAACATTGTCTTTGCAAATGGTGGTGATCGTACAAAAGAGAATATTCCAGAGATGGTATTTGATGATGTTGAATTTGTCTTTGGTATTGGTGGTGAAGATAAGAAGAATAGTTCATCATGGATACTTAAAGAGTGGGACAAGCCCACTACAAGTAGACTCTGGGGTAAATATAGAGATTTAGATCAGAATGGACATTGGAAGGTTAAAGAGTTGTCTATTGATGTTGGTAAGTCTTTATCTGATCAGAAACACTTCATACGTTCAGAACATTGGCATATTGTTGATGGTGACCTTAAAATGGACTTAGAGTTCTCTGATGGTTATTCGACATCTAAGGTTTATGGAACTGGTGATAGTATAGACATTCCATCTAATACTTGGCATCATGCAACTAATGTTGGTGATAAACCTGTTAAGGTTATTGAAGTATGGATGGGTAATACATTATCTGAAGATGATATTGAAAGAAGATATGCTTAAATACATTAAAGAATCTATTATTATATCATAAGGGTTAACCCTATTATACACGACTTCTGAATGTTGTCAACTAGTTTTTTATAAATATAAGAAAATACATGCAACAAAGGAGAAGACGATGGCTTTTCAGTTATCCCCACAAACAAGAAATGGTACACTCCAAGCAATCGAAACGACAATTGGCGCAAATCCAGTTCTCACGATTGCTACAGGAACAGTTCCAACAGAGTGTCCAAGCGCAAATACAGGTACTATAGTAGCTACTATGGTTTTACCAACAGATTGGCTTTCAGCACCTAATAACGGTGTTATGCAATTATCTGGTAATTGGCAAGACCTTTCAGCAGATGCTTCTGGTACTGCTGGTTACTTTAGAGTACACCAAAGTGATGGAACAGTATGTCACTTGCAAGGTACTATCTCAGCATCTGGTGCTGGTGGTGATATGCAACTTGACAACACAAACATCGCTATTGGTCAGCAAATCACAATCACTACATTTACAATTACTGCTGGTGGCGCATAAAAGGACGTTCTAAATGTCTAACGGCGTAACTACAGGAAGTATAGATTTCAACTTCTTCGGTGGGGGCTATTCAGTCCTTGTCGGTGATGTTTCTGGCGCGTTCGATGTATCAATTGCATCTGACGTGTTCGTTCCTGTACATGCTAATGCTAACAACACTCTTGACTTTTTTATTACTGCTGGAATTGAGACGCCAACTATCTTTGGTGAAGCATCTGGTACTATAGACTTCTCGTTAAATCAGAGTGGACGCATTGAGTTCGGGATACAGAGTTACCTTTACTCTGGTAACAATGAGATAACATTTGTTGGATCGGCTACTGCCTTCAACCCTATTGTTGGTGGGTTTGATAATGTCTTTCCAATTACTTTCTCTGGTACTATGGCTCAGTTTTCATTGGGTCAGACCACAGGTGCTTTCTCTTACGCATTGCAGTCCAAAGTTATAAATTATACATTGTTAAACAAAAGCAGACCAAATCTTAAAAACGGTATCAAACTACAGGATACACAAAATAACCAAGTAAACATAAAGCAAGAACCAAATGGCGTAAAAATACGTAATAATGGCGAAACTTTTGTTGAAATCAGATAATAACTTTTTAGATAAATAAAAGTAAACGGAGAGAACACATGTCGGATAACTTCTACATCAAGCAAAACGATACTGCCCCATCCCTAGAAGTAGTCCTAACAAGTTCGTCTGGACGTGCTAAACCTATGACTGAGGCATCATCCATTGCATTCAATATGTCAACAGAAGCTGGCGTTAATCTTGTAAACCTTGGTACAGGGACAATCGTTAACTCAGCAAAAGGTATTGTTGCCTACACTTGGCAGACAGGTGATACTTCAAATACAGGTATCCACAATGCAGAATTTCAAGTTACTTATAATAATGGACAGATCGAAACTTTTCCAAACTCTGGCTACATTAAAGTAATCATTAAAGGTGAGTTAGCATAATGGCACAACCAAGATCAAAAGAAGACTTTAAAGACTACATCCTAAGAAAAATTGGCGCACCTGTAATTGATATCAACGTTGCAGATGAACAAGTTGAAGACCGCGTAGATGAGGCTATCTCTTTCTGGCGCGATTACCACTACAATGGTAGTCAACTGGTGTATCTTAAGCATGCAATTACAGAAGCAGATAAGGTTAACGGATGGATACCACTACCAGAAGGCTTGCTAGGCATTTCTAAGATATTTGACCTAGATACAAGTATTTCAACTGGCACAGGGATGTTCAACGTAAACTACCAGTTTGTTCTGAATAACATTCAAGACATGACTAGCTATAGCATGCAGAACTACTACATGACTATGCAACACATTGAGTTTATGCAAGAGATACTTGTTGGTAAACCACTGATCCGCTACAACAAGCATGTAAATAAATTACATATTGACACTGACAAAAAGAGTTGGGTAGTTGGTAACTACATTGTTATCGAAGCATATGATGTCGTTAATCCTGATGAGTACGCAGATGTTTGGGGTGATCGTTGGCTTCAGAATTATGCCGCTGTTCTTGTACGTGAACAATGGGGTCTAAACCTCACTAAGTTTACACAGATGCAATTAGTTGGTGGTGTGCAGTTTAATGGTGAGCAAATCCTTGCAGAGGCTAGGGCTGACCGCGAACGTATGGAAGAAGAAGCAATTCGATCATTGCAACCTTTGACCTATAACTTTATTGGATAAGATATGGCAACCAACGCATATTTCAGAAATATTGACAACAGTTACGAACAGAACCTAATCGATGATTTGGTTATTGAGTCGATCCAAATCTATGGCGTTGATGTTAAATTCGTTACGAGATCAAATGCAAACATCGATAGTTTGTTGAATGAGGATGATATTCCTACATTCGATGCATATTATGATTTCGAAGTTTATATTAAAAACGTAGATGGTTTTGAGGGTGAAGGTGACTTCTTAAGTAAGTTCGGTCTTCAAATTCGAGACTCCATCACATTTTCTGTTGCTATTAGAACCTTTGAAAGGTTTGTGACACGAGAAAACGATACTAGATTAAGACCTATTGCTGGCGAAGTTATTTTCTTGCCTCTTAATAATAAGCTTTACAAAATCCAACACGTAGAACACGAGAGTGTGTTTTATCAAAGTGGTGCGCTACAGGTTTATGACATGCGTTGTGAACTTATGGAATTCTCTGGTGAGCAATTCGATACAGGCATTTACGAGATTGATCACTTCTTTGATGATATTGATACTACGGCTAATACGGTAAATACACTTACAGCTTTGACCGCTGTTGATCCTCTTGCTGACAACTTGGCATTTGAAACACAAGCTGATGATATTTTAGATTTCTCTGAGATGGACCCATTCAGTGAAAATATTAGCATACAGGATTTATAAACATGGCAATTGCAAATTATTTTTACAATTCGACTACTAGAAAGTACGTGGCTATATTTGGTACACTCTTTAATCAAGTAAAGATTCAGAGAACCAATAATGCTGGGGCTTTGCAACAAGAAATGATTGTTCCACTGTCGTATGCACCATTCCAAAAAATCTTAGCTAGGGTAGCGGCTGACCCTGATCTTGTTAACAGCACTCGACCAGCTATGACGCTCCCAAGAATGTCTTTTGAGATTAATAACGTAATATACGATCCTCAAAGAAAAATAGCTACAACACGCAAGGTGCTGAAGCCAGTAGCAGACGAAAACACCAACCAAAGAGAATTCATGTATTCTGGGGTTCCTTATAACATTGACTTCTCATTGTACATCATGACAAAGTATGCTGAAGACGCAACCAAGATTATGGAGCAAATCCTTCCGTTCTTTACGCCTGATTGGACGGTAACGGCTAAGATGATACCAGATCACGAACCTGTTGACATTCCAATTATCTTGAACAGCGTTACAACTGAAGACTTGTATGAAGGTACGTTTGAAGAAAGACAGTCAATTCTGTACACACTAACTTTTACACTCAAGGGTTATTATTACGGACCTCAAAAGACCAAAAAAGTAATTAAATTTGTTGACATGGACTTGTACAACGGTACAGATTCCAATGCTCCATTCATAGAAGGTGTGGACGTAAGACCTGGCCTCAGTGCAAACGGTCAACCCATTTCGACAGAAGGTCAACAAGCTACAGCAAAAGCTGTTGTTTCAAATGGTTCATTAACATCTATTGATCTATTAGTCAACGGCGAAAAGTATAACGCCAACACTACAGTTACTATTGCCGCACCAGATACAGCCAACGCATCTATTACTACTACAATGGCAAATGGTTCTTTGAGTGGTATCAATATTCTAAACGGTGGTGGTTACTTCTCTACACCCCCAACAGTCAGCTTTAGTGTTCCAGATGCGACACCACAGACTGCTGCTGGTACGGTTACTGTTGTTGGTGACTCGATCACTGAAATTGCAGTTACCAGTGTAGGTAATTTCTACAACACACCAACATTCACTATTAGTCCACCCCCAACTGTTGCCTCTGTGGTTAAGTTTGGTGACGATGCGTTGCCTCACACATCCGAAACAGATGTTACGTTGCTACACACATTCGATGGCTTCTATAGCTCTAATACTGGCTACAAAGTACAGTTCTGGATTTACCCAACTGAAATTACTGCTGGGAACCCATACTCAATATTATTTGCGCCGTTCACAAAGATATTCTTGAATGTCGATGGTAGTGTTGGTTTTCAATACTCTTCACAACCAGTCGTAACTTCTGACACAAACGTGACAGTAAATCAATGGAACCATGTTGAGCTAGAACATTCTGGTACTAGCATCAGACTTAATGTCAATGGCGTTAAGGGTACTACCGCAACACGCGGTGCTGGTAATGTTATTCTTCCAACTCACACATATAAAGCTGGTGATGCACAAGGTAATCAATCGGTATTCGATGGGGCTAACAGAAGTTTCGTTGGTGTCTTGGATAACGTTACATTTGAATCACAAGCTCAATTAGTTGGTACAGATGGATCATCTTACACGATGCCTACGTCAGCCAACAGTGGTGATATTTTCGAAAAGAACTTTGACAAGACACTTCCTACTGCAACAGCTACGGTAGTCGATGGTGAAGTCACTGCAATGACTGTTACGAGTGGTGGTCTTGGTTACACAGGCGATGCACCAACAATCACATTTGACGCCCCTGATGACGTTGCGGCAAGCTTTACAGCATCTGCAACACCTGTTTTAGTTAATGGCTCTATTACAAAGCTGTCAATAAATAACGTAGGTAAATTCTATGATACTGATGCAATAGTAACTGTGTCAGCACCGACTGCCACTACTGCTACTGCAACCGCTGTAATTGCATCCAATGGTGATGTTTCGTCTATTACAGTTACCGATGCTGGTCTAGGTTATAGAACAGTGCCTACCGTGACTATATCACCACCAACCTTTGGCTCAATTCCATATAATCAAATTGAGTTCGATGATGACTGGGGTATCATTAAAAC